GGCGATCGGCGGCCTGGAACGCCTGCGCGCCCGCATAGGCGACCGACACCATCGCGGTCGCGGCGCCCTGGCGCACGAACTTGACCGTGAAGGCGATGTAGCCGAGGCGATCCTTGGCGTGCTCGCGCTCGAACTCCTGGCAGTGCACCATCACCGGGCCGCGGATCGGCACGACCAGCATGCCGGGGCCTTTGGTCGCCAGCGTCTCGGCCAGCACGATCGCACGCGCATCGGCGTCGTCGCCATGGACGTAGGCCGTGCCGCGATAGTAGCGCGGCGCCTCGCCTAAATCCTCGACGAACGGGTCGTCGCGGTGTGGGAATTCGTGCACCACCAGGCCGCGACCGCCCTGCTCTGCATCGGTCTCGAAATAGAACGGAACGCCCTTGTAGGACGCCGACCACAGCGTGTGCAGCCAGTCGCGGACAGCGGTCATGGCATCGCTCCCGTTTCCGGCATGGCAGTTCCTGTCGACCCGGCGGTGCCAACCGGCGGCGCGCCGTTGACGCGCACGGCGTTGATGCCGTTGGAAATCCTGGTATCGATCCGCGTCAGGAAATCGGGCGACGGCTCGACCGTGATTCTGGCGTTCAACTCGGCGGTGCCGACCAGTTCGGCTCTGATCGCCCGGCCGCCTTCGCCGCCACCGATCAGATCGCCGGAGCCCCACATCGGCGATCCACCACCACGGCCGAACGATCCCTTGCGCGGCAGGAATCCGGAGGTCGTCTCCGTCCCGTTGAAGCCGAATCCGGCCCAGGACGGATAGCCGAGCGTATAGTCGTAGGCAGATGGCGCCGGCGCCGCACCGAACCCGAGCAGCGCTGGCCAGGAACCGACCTTGCCGCGCAGTTCCGGATGCATTTGGTAGTATTGCTCGGTCAGTTCCTTGCGCTTGGCATCACCGAGCGCATGCCAGCCGAACATCATGCCAGCGCCGCCGACGAGCGAGGTCGCCCCGCCGAGCGACGGCAGCAGCGCGAAATGCCCGGCGAGCGATTCGTATCCCATGCCCAGCAGCGCACCGCCCCACAGGCCGCCGAGTTTCTCGGCCTCGGACGTCGTTGCCGGATTCTTGCGCGCCGCCTCGCTCAACGAGTTCAATGCGCCCGCCAAGCTGTTCAAGGCGTCTGTCGCCGGCTGGATGCCCGGCGCCGTCGCCGCCTGCAGCAGGTTTTCGGTCTGCGCGATCAACCCCTTGTAGGCCATGAACGGATCGGTCTGCATGAAACGGCCGGCGGCCGTCAGACCTTCCGCCTTCTCGACCAGCGCCCAGTCCTTCTGGATGCGCGATTGCTGCGTCGCGAAAATTCCGACGATCTGCGCCGCGGTCCGGTCGCGGAAGATGGCGGCGATCTCGTTCTGGATCTCGTGCGGATCGGTGACGCCTTTTTCCTTCAACGCCGGCAGAAACACGTCGTTGACCCACGCATACGGGTCAGACGCGGCGAGCGCGGCGCCCTTGACCCCGCCCGGCAGGATGCCCTTGACGGCGCCGGTCTTGGTCCGGACGATCTTGCTCGGATCGAGTAGCCCAAACTTGTCGAGTTCCTTCGCGGCGACGTCCTTCATGCGACCGCCGACCAGCGTCTGGTAGAACGTCGCCAGCGCCTGGCCGGCGCTCGATCCGCCCAATTCCTGCGCCAAGGTCGGCGCGGTCATCAGCATGAACCGATCTGACAGGTTTTGCGTCGCCTGGCGGCCGTATTTGAACATTTCGTAGTAGTCAACCGCCCGCAGCGTATCGCCGAACACGTTGAGCGCCTTCGCCATGCCGTCCATGTAGTGCTCGAACTTCGGCAGGTTCTGCGTGACGCCCTTGATCTCCATGCCCTTGATCAGCGCATCGAAGTCCTCGGCGATCTGCGCGGCCTTCTCCGGATGCGCGCCTTCCGCAACGGTCCGCAGCCGCAGCAGCGGCTCGATCACGTGGCTCGCCTCCTCGAACGTGCCGACCACGGAACGGATGTTGCGCAGCGAGTGCAGGATCGAGGTCTGCGAAAACTGCCGATATTTCGCCGACAGTTCGGACGCCTTGTCCTCGGCTTCCTTCAACTCGTCCGGCGTCATGCCAGACGCCGCGATGCGGGTGCGCTCGTGCGCGCCCTGCGCAGCGGCATGCACCGCCTTCTCGCCGAGCTTGTGCGCAACGACGCCGGTCGCCAGCGCGGCGACACCGGCGCCGATCCGGCCCGATCTGGCGCCGATCACCGCGGCCGCTCCGGCATGCGAGCGCGACAGGCGGTTGAGCGCCTGGTCGGCCCGCGTCAGCGATGCGCTGTGCCTGTCGAAATCAGTCGACGCACTCTTGGCCTGCGCGGCCAATGCCTTCAACTTGCCGCCGATCTTGGCGAACACGTCGCCGGTCTTGTCCGTCGCCGATATTCGGGCTTCGGCCTCGAGCACGCGCGCCATCTTGCACCATCACGGTTCAACGTCGTTTCAGCAGGCCGCGCTCCAGCGCGCGGACGCACCAGTAGTCGACCTCGGAGATCGACAGCCGCAACGCCGCCTCGGCGTCGGCGATCCGCAACACGAACACTATGAGGTCGAGTCGCTCTTGGGTTTGGCGCCCGCGAGCGTCGAACGGGCCGTCGTAAAAAAACCGAGCACCGCCTCGCGGATCGCGATCATGTCTGCCAGCGAGGTGTTGTTGACGACGAGCAGCGGATCCGGCTCGACGATGCACCGCTCGACGTACGCCTTGATCATCAGATCGTTGTCGACGAACACGGCGGCGCCGTCCGGCGACTGCATCACGCTGCGCGGCTCGCCGAGTTCGAGATAATCCCGGGCCTTCGGCTCGCGCAGCTTGACGGTCGTCGCCGTTCCACCATGACCTGGGAACGGCGACGTCAGGGTGATCGTCTTTTCGATCGCCACGGCCTACGACTCCAGCCGCTGGTACTGGTCGCCCTCGATCCGCAAGCCGTCGACCTCGCCGGTCGTGATGTTGACTTTCGGATCGCCGACCAGACGGCACCCGGTGAACAGGTGGGTACGGCCGTTGTTCTCCTCGACGATGGTCGCGTTGCCCTTGGTGAGCATGATGTCGCGCCAGTTGATGCCGGACTGGTGCCGCAACTTGACGTCGCAGCCCATCAGCTTCGGCTTGAGGATGTAGGCGGCGGTGCCGTCCTGGTTGGCACGCGCCTCGGTCGAGATGTTGGCCGGATCGAGCACGAAATCGCCCTCGCACGGCGCGATGCGCTTGCCGTCAAATTCGAACGTCACGCGACCGCCGAATTGTCCGTCGATAGACATAGAAAGCCCTCAAAGATCGGGATTGCGGGAATGCACCGCGCCGCCGAACGACGTCGGCGACGCGGCGGAAAAGACGTCAGACGGCGACCGCGCCGGACGCAGTCTGGTACTGCAAATAGGCGGTCACGTTGGCCGCGAACACACGCAGCTGATTGACCACGTCGATCGGCAGCATGGCGTCGACACGGTTGGCGTCGGTCGCCGAGCGCTCGACCACCAGGTACTGCGAGAACAGGTCCGGCTTCTCGGCAACCCCGAGTGCGACCAGATCGTTGTAGGCATGCACCAGGGTGTCGCGGATGCGCTTCGGCGTGGCGAGACCGACGTTGTAGGGATCGTCGTCGGCAAGCGCCTGCCGGGCGTGCTTGTTCAATACCGCGGTGCGGAAATAGCGCGTGACGTACATCATCTGCGCCATGGTCTCGACGTCGCGGAACGTACCGTCGGCGGCACCAGCCGCGCTCGTCTTGTAGGTCGTCACGACCCGGTCGACTGCGACGCTGCCGTCGGCCGTCACCTTGTAGCCGGCGACGCCGGCGACGTAGAGCGCCTGGCGGTCGGGAATATCCCACCACGTCGACTTGTCGCGCGGCGGCAGCACGCCGTCGAGCACCAGCGTCTGCAGCGGCCGGGACAGTTCCGGCGCGTTGCCGAGGTGCTGGCATTCGACCGCGCCGATCGCCGCCGCCCATTCCCAGGTCGGCGTCGGCGACGCCTGCGACCCCATGATCGAGACGTGCGGATCGTTGCGGCCGGCGCCCAGCGTGGTGACGGTCGACAGGGTGCCGAACGTCGCCGTCTGGTAGTGGCCGTAGAGTTGCTGGATCGGCGCCCATCGGCCGGACGATCCGCCGAGGAAATCGCGCACCAGGTTGAGCGAGGTCGTGTCGGCGTACGGCCCGGCGATCCAGTCGTATTCGATGTCGCCGAGGTTGGCGAGCGGCGTGGTCAGGTCCGGAACGCCGGAACCGGCCGAAAGCGCGGTGACGGTCGTATTGGTCGAGGTCAGCACGTTCGGCTCGTCGGTCGCGTAGGTGACCTCGAGGCCGTTGCCGCAGGTTCCGACATGACGGCTGGTCACGTCGACCTGGTAGGCATGCGTTCCGTTGATCGCCGCGGTGACCGGCAGGTTCGCGGCGTTGATCGCCGCCGCGAGGTTGGTGGCGACCTGCGAGTTGGTGTCGGCGGCATTGACCTGGAACGTCAGCCGGCGGCCCATGACGTGCAACACCGCAGCGCCGGTGACGGCTGGCGCGGTGCCGATCGAGATCGAGCCGGCCGCCGAGGCACCGGACGGATCGGACAGCGCCAGCGCGTAGATCGGCTGGAATGGCGCGTTCCGCCGCGCGATCTTGAACATCTGATACAGCATCGAGCCGAGGCCGAACTGTCCGATCGCATCGGATTCGCTTTCGATCGGCCCATAGACGGCGCCGGCCGTGGCCGCTCCGGCCGAGGTTTTCTGGCCAATCAGCAGCAGCCGCGGATAGTTGACGTACGGCGTTCCGCCGCTGTTGATCTCCGCATAGAACAGCGGAACGAGGATGTTCGACGGGATCGAATTGAAAGTCACCGTCATGTCAGTCGACTCCGATTAATCGCCGTTCACGACGGCGTCGGTTGCAGGCGCCGCCGACGCGGGCGGCGTGAGTTCCTCGACGTCGTGATCGCGCAGGCGGCGCGACCAGAACTGGTCGAGCGGTTTCCACTCGCCGGCCGCCGCGAGCGGCTTGCCGGTCACGGGATCGGGAACGGTCGCGCGCGCGTCGTCATGATCATCGATCAGGCGCGGGCGGATATAGACGTTGCGCATGTGAATGCTGCCTCAGTTGTCGAGATGGTCTGCCGACGCCTCGATCTCGGCGACGCCATCGGCCGGAGCCGCATCGATACCGAGCGTCACGGTCTTGAGCGGCGTCGCGATCGGCGCGATCGGAACATCGGCGGCCAGGAACGCGGCAAGGGCGGCGCCGTAGGCGGTCGACGCCAATTGATCGACCACGTCGCGCAGCGGCTGTGGCAACATGGCGGTGCCGACAGCAGGGGTTGCCGGCGCGGCATCGGAAAAATCATCCGGCACGGTCACCTGCATGCGGACGGTACGCTGCGCCAGCCGGGCCGATTCCTCGGACGAACGATGCGGCAGCGAGCGGATGTCGGTGACACGCGATCCGGTCAGGTCGCGAAACAATTTCCCCGTCGGCCCGCGGAACATGGCGAGCCGCGTCTCGTATTCGAGCCGATCGAGCCATCCCTCGAGCTTGGCGTCGGTGAACGCCGTGCCTTCGGCCGTGACCCACGTGACCGTTCCGTCGTCCTGCAGCTCCGGCACCGGACCCTTGGCGACGACGGACAGTTCGACGATAAGATCGACCGTGCGCTTGAACGGCGGGCCGCCCGCGGTCTGCCCGGGATCGCCGTTGTCCTCCTCGGTGTAGACCACCGCGACCGGACGCTGCTCGTCGACCTGCAGATCCTCGACCGGATCGAGACGCGAATCGAACACGTATGATTTTGCCAAGGTCGGGAACGGCGATCCGATCGACCAGTCGTCGAACGTGCCGGAGCCGGCGACGGTGACGACGTCGATCGACAGAACCCATCCGGCACCGGACGAGAAATAGCGCAACACCTTGCCGGCGACATAGTGAGAGCCGTCGGCGGCGGCCGTGACCGGCAGGCCGGGCCAAAATCCGAGACCATCGGCCACATCGAACGCAAGCGTCGCCCGGCCCAACGGCAGTGCGACACTCGAACTCGACCTGACCGGTGCGAGCGCGACGGTCGGGCGCAACGCCTCGAGCGCCGCAAAGCGCAGCGCAGTCCGTGACAGCGACATGAATTAGCCCGCGTTGCTGATCAGGTTGAGGTCGACCTCGAGGCGCGGCGTATCCTCGCGCCGCGGCTCGGCCAGGCGATAGACGAAACCCGTCTTGCAGCGACGAACGAGATCGCCGGATCGAAGGTCATATGGCAGCGCCGAGCGCTCGACCGACATCATCGGCCGGTTGCTGGAATGCGCGGCCATCTCGTTGGTGGTGCCCTGCTTCGCCCGCGCGCCGGAAAACGCGCGCGCGTAAGCCTCGATGAATGCGGCCTTGACCGGAACGGAGGTCGCCGGCCGGTCCGGGTCGGCCGTGGTCGGCATGTTGACGTCGGCGCCGCGGGTCTGCGGCATCAGGTCGAAGTCCTCGCCGTAGACGATGTCGACCGCCCGCGAGGCGATTAAAGCCAATTCCGAAAACAGCGACCCGGACATAATGCGCCCCTTTCGGAAGTGGCCGGCCGGACGGAAGTCCGGCCGGAATAAGAAAGGCGGCGCGTATGCCGCCAGTCGGCCACGATGACCAGTCGCAGGATCAGTTGCTCGAGGTGATCTGCACCAGCGCCTCGGGACGCCGCACCACCGGCAGCGGGTTCGATTCGCTGCGCAGTTCGATGCCCTGGCCGTGCTCGAGGATTTCCGGCGACACGTAGACCGCGAGGCCGGGCGTGTTGACGAAGCGGATGTCGTGCGCAGGGGCGTTGTAGGTGCGGAACATTTTTCGGGTGCCGATCGGGAACGCGGTGCCCTTCTTGGACGCCCAGAACGGCGTCGAGGCGATGGCGGACGTCGCGCTCGCCTTCACCGGCGCCGTGCCGTAGTATTCGCGCCAGGTGATGTTGCCGAAACGGAACTCGCGGCCCCACATATTCCCCTCGCGCTGCTGGCGAACGATCATGGCCAGCATGACGGCCTGCTCGGCCTGCAGGAAGTACTGCGCGACCTTCGGGTGCTTCACGAACGCAGTGAAGAAATCCGGATCGACGATCGCTTCGACGCCGTTCGACACCTCGCCCTTGAGGTTCTGCGTGATCGACTGGATCACCGTCGCGCACTTCGCCGCGACATCGGTCGTATCGGTCCCGAGCAGGAAATCGACCGTGTAGTCACCGACCGTCAGGCCGAACAGGCTGTAGAGGTCGTAGATCTGCGTCGAGTTGCCGTCGACGATCTGGCCCTGCAGCGCCTTGCAGCGCAGCCACTCCAGGGTGATGTCGTGGGTCGCCTTGATGTCAATCAGGCGCTTGGCGACCTCCTCCTGCACGGTGATCGGACGCTTGGTGTTGCCGACCTGGATCAGGATGTCCTGGATGTCCTGC